GCGTCGGCGTCCTCTTCGTCCATGCGCTGCTTCTCGGTCTCCCAATCGAGGCCAAGACGTTCGGCAAGCGTTTGCTTGCTCACGATGCCGAGTTGGTCCTCGATCAGGTCCGCTTGCCGTTCCTGGAGCGGGTCGACCGGCAGGAGCTTGCCCCAGGTAATCGTGACCACGTTCGTGGCGCCGAAGCCCGCCAGGTCCAACAACCGGCGGCACAACTCAATCAGCAGATCGCCGTAGAGCAACCGCTTCGTCTTGGTCTTCTCGACCAGCGGCTGGTAGAGGATTTCCAGCGCCACGCCACTCAAGGGGCCGATCTTGTCCAGCGTGCCGGTGCTGATGGCCGGGATACGGCTCACCTCGTGGATCGCCTCACAGATGTACTCGTACTGGTTGCCGGTTGCGGAGAGGTCCGATTGCATCTCCAGGTTGTAGAGCTTGGCATCGGGACTGGGCAGTTGGATCACGCCGTCCACGTCGATCTTGAGTTCATTGCCGCCCACGCCGCTGCTTACCGTCTTGGGGTGGGCGTGGTAACGGATGATCCGCTGGGCGTTGCTGATGGCAAATGTGGCCGCTCGGTTGAGCCCCAGAATGTCTTCCTCAATGTCGGAGAGACCCCAAAACTCGTTGGGGCAGGGCAGATTCTGACAGTCGATGATCGGCGGATAGGGATGATTCCACAGCGTGGTCGCCATCACCTGCCAGACCGACGAATCGGGGTCGCTCTCTTCGTCGACGATCACCCAGCCCGTGCCCTGCGGCTTGACCGTCTGCCGGTAGTTGCGCGGTCGGCCGCTGTTGGGGTCGGTCGCGGTGTACTGCACGATGTAGCGTTCGGCTTGCTCCACGTCGTCCGGCTTCCAGACGACGGAGACGATGGCCGGGTCGAGATTGATGAGCCGTGGATAGCCGCCGGGCTGATCGGCAGGCACGATTTTGGCGAACACATGGCCGGTTACCCCGCCGTTCAGCGCGAGCTTGTGCAACCAGGTCATCATTTTGTTCGACGCCCAGCAGGCGTCAAGCCACTCTTGCGCCGCTGTGCTGGCTTCCTCGTCGAGCTTGAGCGTGATGGTCTCCCCGAACAGGAAGCTCACGCCCTTGTCGACGATCACCCTGGGTTTGTTGATCTTGACGTTGTCGTCCTGCTGGTTCGGCTTGACGGTCAGGACATCGGCCGTCTTGCGGCCGTAGTAGGCCACCCAGGCATCGTCGATGCGACGGGCGCGATCACGCTCGTCTTGGGCAACGATCTGCTGGATGTGGCTCGCAAAGAGCGGCGTCGGTTGCATGTCCCCCAGTATGGGACAAGGCCGATCCGATGCTCATTTCCGCAAAACTCAGATGGGGCTAGGCGGTTGGGCGCATCTCTTCCGGCACTCGCAGGTTGATATCAACCGTCGTGTGCGACGCCAGGAGACGGCGCGTAAAGTCCACACTCGACTCAAGCGGGGTATAGCACACCAATCGATCCAACAACGCATCCATGTCGACTCGACCGCCGCCGCGAGCGCTCTCCAGGGCGATGCTCTTCAAGCGCGCTCCGTTATCGTCGAACTGCATATCGAACACGGCGGCGCCGTCCGGGATGAATAAGCGCAGTTGCACGCCCTCGTCGCCGTAAGAAACGCACGATTGTACCTCCGGCAGTATTTCGCAGATGTGCGCGGCAATGCGTTCGAGTTCGCGTCCGGCTTCGGGCCACGGGCGCTCCATCATGGTTTGCTCCCACCATCCACCGTAATCCAGAGTAGGCCGTGCTCGTCTCGCGTCTGGATATGCCCGAAGAGCGGTTGGAACCCGGCCTCGATCACCATGTCGTAGGCTTGCTGTTTTAGCTCACGAAGCGCAACCTCGTCGCCTTCCATGTCCGCCGGCACCGGCACCCGCGCCGTGTAGTGCACGCGTAGTCGCTCGATTCTCTCGCCTTGCGTTGGCATGTACTTTCCCCCCATCATTCAGAATCCACGTCGCGTTGCGTGGCACGTTGGCGGAGCAACGCGCGCATCTTGCACAGCGTATCCATCAACTCCTGGCGAAAGACCGATGAGGGGTGCGTATCGGGAACGTCGAGTTTGTCCGCCTCGATAATGCGATCATTAACCAATAGGATGAGCAATGATAACTGCGCGTCGTTCAACTCAGCCATGCGCCTTCCCTCCTCGCTCAGTATGCCCCATCTCAGGTGTAAATCGGCGGGCCGAACGTCACCCGGTCGGAAACCTCATTCCGCAGATAGCCGATGATGTACCGCTCAGCATCCATGAAGTGAAAGGTATTCTTGTCCTCGATCAGTTCGGTCGGCTCGCCTGCGGCGTCGAGCACACGGCTGTACGTTTGCTTCTCTTCCAGGTAGCCCACGAGGTCGCTGAACACCAGAATTTCGCCGCGCTTGTGGGCGCCGTAGACGCGGGTGATCCCCACCTCCACGTCGCTGATGCGCGGCTCACGCACGATGAGCGAGGCCGCGAACTCCTGCCGCCACTGGCCCTCCGACTTGGAGCCACCGACACAAAACGGCTTGCGGACCTGCTCTTTGACGACCGGTTCCCCCTTGAGCAACGCTTCGGCGTGTTCCTTGGCGGTGCGTCCACCCGCTTTGTATTCGCGGTAGGCGTAGACCGTCTGCGTACCCGGCTTCTCGGCATAGAACACCGCCGCCGTGTTGACGCCGCCGAAGTCCAGGCCAAGGTAACGCGGCCAGTCATCGGGAATGGCGAAGCGCGGGACGACGTGCGTGGTGTCGTCGAACGCGTCGTAGATGAGTCCGGCCGGTCGCTCGAATTGTGCCCGGTAGAACATCTTGAATTTCCAGGGCGGTAGATCACGTTCGGCGCGTGCGAACTCCTCACGCGGAAAGCTGGGATTGGCGATCGAGTCGAACTGAATCACGTCGATATCGGCGTCTCCCGCCTTCCAACGGTCGAACAGGCGCTGCTTAAGCCAGCCGAGATTGTAGGGCGTTGTGGTGAGCAGAATCCGACCTTGCGCCAGGGAGAGACGCCGCAAGATGGCCTCGAAGCTGCCGAGCTTGAATTTGTTCTGTCCCGCCTCATCGAGCCATGCGGCCTTGGCCGTGGCGCTCTCCAGGCTTTCCGGGTCGGTCGCGTAGCCGAAAAGCACGATCGTATCGACGAAGCGGTCATAGCGATCGCCGAACGTGCGCCGTGCCCCCTCTGCGCTGAATACGAATTTCTTGGAGGGGGAGGAGACGTAGCGCCCGAGCTGCAAGGTTTGCTCGAAGAGACGGCGGAACTCCGGCAGGGCTTTCAGTTCGAGGAGTGGGAAGGTCGGCGTGACCACCATGTAGTCGCCGGGTCCGCAGCGTTGGATCTCGCGGAAGAGAAAATGGGGGCCGAAACTGGTCTTCCCGGACTGTGTGCCGGCCAAGACGACCACGAAGCGCTTGGTACTGTCCCAGGCACGCATCTGCCCCTCGTGGAAGTTGAGGATCAGCTTGCCGGCGACGATCTCAGCCAGTTTAGCCATGCGGCGGATGCACCTCGATCACGGTGACTGGTGCGCCTTCGTTGGTCACGATGGATTTCTCTTCCCACTGGCCGGTTTCGATCGCCGCTTGTTTCTCATGGGCCCGCAATTCGGCGAGCAATCCCGTATCGACCTCGTAGACGACCCGCTTTGCCTTGACCTGGCGCACGAGCAGGCCGGTCTTGCCGCCCGCGACTTTCTGCATGTCCCGGGCCGTGCTCCGTTCGGCGATCACCCGTTCCAACAGTCCGGCGCGGCGGTTCAAGGCGTCGATCCGGTTCTTCCGCACCGCGATGCCTTGTTGGGCGATCGCTCGCGCCTGGAGTCGCTTATGCTCCGCTATCCGCGTCTGCATCGCCGGTTGCGTGCGCCAGCGCCAGATGGTTCGCGATACGACGCCGCACCGTTCGGCTATCTCCTCATCGGAAAGATGATCATCAGCCATGAGCATTGCGGCTTGCTCCTGCTTCCCTGACAAAGCTACTGACATTTTCTGATCCATCACCGAGGCTCCGGGATACCACGGCGAATCGCATCAACCACCAGCTCACGCAGCGTCACCCGGTCGCCAATCAGCCGACGACGATGCTGCTCACCGACCAGGCGAGCGTAATCCGCCGGGCTGAGGTCCACTG